AGTCAATAGGTATATTACCTATTGTTTGTCCAGGTATAGCAGTCGCTTTACATAGGAAAGCAAGATCAGATGTTTCACCCCCTACAGCAGCGTAACCAGGAAAAGGTAAAGTTACCTTAAACTGATTGGCTCTTGCACCGCCTCCAGCGAGACGAGATTTAAAGTCATTTATATTAGGCATTGTATTCTCCTCCTTCTAGGTTAAGCACCTGCAACTTCAGAAAAGGACACGCCTGATCTTGTTGCAATAAAGTTTAATGTTATGAAGTTAATTGATCTGTTAGGTTTGATAAAGATATCAGCCCTAAACTCATTACGATCAATAACATCGCCAGTATTGTTTGTGTCATCACAGACTACTTTAAAGTCTGTTAAACCTCTACGACCTTGTACACCTCTTAGGAAAGGTTCTACGAGATTTCTAAATTGTGCTCTAGTGAATTCGTCATTGAACTCAAATAGTTGAAATTTAGAAGCAGTAGAAATTGCTTTCTCTAATACGATAAACAATCTTCGTACATTGATACGATCAAATGCACTTGGTTTTGCCAATGCAGTTTTATCGCCAAACAGTACAGTACCTTGACCAGGGAATGTTACCACTGGATTAACTCTTGCACGGTACAACTCATCTCTTTGAGATTTGTTAGGACTAAATGCAAGTTTAACAGCACCACGAATTTGACCTCTATTGAGTCCGCCTGGTGAGAACCATGCGTCTGCAACATTGTCAGTTCTAGCACATAAGCCAGCGATATCTCCGTTCAATGGAACATATCTGTAAACATCATTGTATTTGTCATATTGGTATTTGTGACCACTATCAATCGAAGCATAAGAAGTAGAAGAAAGAGCATCAGCAAATCCTTTTACTTTTACAGTTTGTACGATTGGGTCTTGTTGATCTACCGAAGCCTCTTTTGGAGGTGAGATAAATGCAACACAGTCTTTTCTGAATTCTGCAACATCAATAACAGCAGTAGCCTTGGTAACACCGGTAGTATCACCAGTAGTATCTGAAGGTCCCGTTAACAATAAGTTAATGTCAACAGTTTCGCCATCTTTGAATTTATCATATGCAGTTTGTATTTCACCATTGGTAACAACAAAGTCGTCAGTACCACTTCCTAGTGAAGCGTTGAACAATGCACTTGCAGTAGCACCAGCATTATCAAAAGTTTGTGATTGTTTGGTAGCACCTGCGTTTGCAAGTGTAGTTTCGTGATCCATCCAATATACATACTCTGATTGATTGTATAGTACATCAACATAGTAATTTGTTCCGCCTTGCTCAGTCTTAGCGTCAGAAGCCTGTGAAACTCCTTCGTATATTTCTAAGATTGTGCCAGCAGTACCTGTAAGACCTCCATCTTCGTCTGTTATGACGATATGCATTTCGTCATTAGCTCCACCGTGATTAGAAACATCTGAACTCGTTCCTGGTGCACCGTCAACTAGATCGAAATGTTTCCAGTATCTTTTGATTTTTGCGTTATCCACGACAGCGTGTTTTAATCCTGTTCCGCCGCCTGGTGTTCTTCTTTTAATAGTTAAGTCGTTTGAATTAATTGCAGTAATCTCGTAATATTCTCCCGATGGTGCTCCTAAAGCAGCAGGAACGACACTTGCGTCACCAAATTCAAGCACATCACCAACTACAAATTCTGAACCAGTATCAACAGCAACCGTAGTAGCGCCGACAGCGATACCTGATCCGTTATTTACTAGTGAAGTAGCAGCAGATGAATAAGCGTTTGAATTTGAACACATAGATACTTGAATGGAATTACCCCAAGTACCAGCAGTTCTTGCAGCCCAAGATCCAACATTGGCAGAACCATTAGCATAAGTTTGCAAATAATGGTTTGTATTTTTTATTAGAATAGCAGTACCTGAAGCAACAGCATTAACCATGCCTGTTGTAGCTCTTACTATTCTCAAAGTGTTTGCGTACTGTAAGAAGTTAGCAGCTGTATAGAAATACTCAAAAGTACTTCCGTTTGGTTGACCAAACTGTTCTACTAATTCTTTTTCAGATGATACCGTGATGATTTCATCTACTGGACCTTTTTCAGATATAATAACCGTTGCCCCTATTGAAGTAGCGACAGCAGGTACTATATTTGTTAAGTCAGTTTCTTGTACGAGAACACCTGGTGATAATTGAAATGCCATAGTTTATTCTCCTAAGTTTTATTTTACCCTTACTTTTATTCAACCCTTGAAACTATTTATAAGTATCAATTACCTTACGATATTCACAGGTGACCAGATATCACCGTATTCGTCTGTTTCAGTTTCGTTCTCATTTATCCCGTCATCCATGAAACCAA